TCTTTCTGGCTTACTAACAATTAATTGGTTACATATTCTTTGTAAACCTATAATAAATGCAGGACTTACTTCAATACCAGTAATGTTTTTAGTAAAGTCATAAGTTTCAGTTTGATGTAATTGTTCGTCAGCCATAATAAATATTTTATAATACAAAGATAGTAATAATATGCAAGATAAAATTAATTTAATCAAAGAAACTCTTAAAGAGGATCTAGAAGTGTCAGGATGGCACAAAATATTAAGCCCTTTCTTAGATAGTGAAGGTTTTGATAATATAACTGATACACTAACAAGGTTAGTAGATCAAGATAGGAGATTTACTCCTAAACTTAAAGATGCTTTTAATGCATTTAAAGAAACAAAATTGTCAGATGTTAAAGTTGTGATAGTTGGACAGGATCCTTATCCACAACTTGGAGTTGCTGATGGAATAGCATTTAGTTGTTCTAATACTGGTAAACCTCAACCATCTCTTAGGTATATAATGAAAGAACTTGGAGATACTAGTGTAAATATTGACTTAAAACGTTGGTGTAAACAAGGTGTCTTACTTATTAATACAGCACAAACATGTGAAGTAAATAAGATTGGATCACATTATGACATATGGAAACCATTCACTGAATATATATTTGAATCTATTAATAAAATTGATAAGGATATCATATTTGTATTGATGGGAAGAAAAGCTGAAGCCTGGCAATTAATTATACCTGGACAGAAAATATTAAAGTGTCCTCATCCAGCAGCTGCAGCATATAATGGTGGCACATGGAAGGCTGATAATATATTTGAAAGAGTAAATGATGAATTAGATAAGCAAGGTAAAACTTGTATAATATGGTAAGATTTGCTATATTTGTAAACCCCAATAACCAACACTAAATGACTAATACTGAACACCTTAAACAGGATGAAGAGATACATGCCTTTAAAACTAAGTTTTATAACAGGTATGGAATATCTCTGCATATTCTAACAAGAGAACAAACAGATTTTAAATTAAGTTTGGATGTTTTGCATAGATGTGTAATAAGTGCTTTACATAAAAATGTACCAGAATTCAAGTACATAAAAAGCTTGCATATTAAGTATAGAAAAAGAGAGTATTTAGTTTATACTCAACTTATGGCTTATATGGCTTTTAATGAAGGGCACGGAAAATCAACTATTGGAAAACATATTAATAGAGATCATGCAACTGTTATATGGTCTATCAAAACAATTGAAAACAACTTTGTGCAAAAAGACAAATTAAGTATTGATGCATACTATAACATTACAAAAGAAATAAGAGAATATGTGGGAAATCTTCCAGAAAATATTAAAGAACAAGTTAACACCAAATCAGGCTTATCTTCTATTTGGAATAAAACAGAAGACAGCAGTACTATCCAAGATAGATCCGCAGTTTGATGAGTTAGTAAACTTAGGCTTTTTGGTTAAGGAGGACAAAGTATATAAACTTACTCCTCAATCAAAAGCTTTTATAGCACACCTAGATAATTATTTTATTAAAGCAAAGAAGAAAACAGATATCCAATTAATGGGTAAAGACTTTGCTGATTCAATAAATATCTATAGAGAAACATTTCCTAATACCAGGTTACCCAGTGGTAAACCTGCAAGAGTTAATGTTAAAATGTTATCAGAATCATTTAGATGGTTCTTTGAAACATATGATTATGAGTGGCAAGATGTAATAAATGCTACTAAGATGTATGTAAATGAGTACAGGGATGCAGAGTATATGTATATGCAAACCAGTCAATACTTCATATGCAAGCAAGATAAACATAGGGTTAAGTCTTCTACCCTAGCTGACTATTGTGATATGATCAGGGACGGCATAGATACTGAAGAAAAAACCTTTAAAGAAAAAGTAGTATGAGCAAACCAAAAGAAGCATGGGTGGGGCAATACGCTGCATTCAATGAAGCACTTAAATATATGCATGCCAGACAGAATGGACAAGAGAAATCTATCTATACTCCATGGCCTAAATTTAATGATGCTGCTACTGATGGTTTAGAATGGAATACATTAACTGTTATTGGTGGAAGACCTGGTTCAGGTAAAACATTAATAAAAGATCAAATTATTAGGGAATCATTTGCTTTGAATCCTAATGATGACTTTAGAGTATTAGAATTTCAATTTGAGATGGTTGGTAGAACATCAGCTATTAGAGAATTTAGTTCATTTACTGGAAAGACATATAAAGAGTTATGTAGTGCAGGTAGTGTTTTACAACCTGATGTACTTAACACATGTCATCAGTATGCTAAAGAAAGAGTTAAGAATCCTGTAGATATTATTAGTACTCCATTAACAGTAAATCAAATGCGTGAGCAAATTGATGTATATATGAATATGCATAAAGGTAAAAAAACTATGATCACTTTAGATCATACTATGCTTGTAAAGAGGGCACCTTATCAAAACAACACATTAGATATGATGTTTGAACTAGGTGAGTTCTTTACTCAATGTAAAAGAGACTATCCTTGTTTGTTTATTGCACTGTCACAGCTTAATAGAAATATTGATAGCCCAGATAGAGCAATAGATGGTAAGTATGGTAACTATATACTTGAATCAGATATATTTGGTTCAGATGCAATGTTACAACATGCAGATATGCTTATAGGTATCAACAGGCCAGCTAAACAAAAGATTAGGTTCTATGGACCTGATAGGTATATTATAGAAAGTGACAGGACATTAGTATTACACTTTCTAAAAGCTAGAAATGGTGATGCTAGAATGAGTTTCTTTAAAGCAAAGTTTGAACAAATGATGATAGAAGAAATGGCAACACCTGGTCAACAGGAAAGACGTTAACAATAATAATTAAAACTATGGCAATAACAACTGCAGAGCGCAAGCAAAGAGTCTCTACTTTAAAAGAGGAGCATGAAGATTACTTTCAAACAGAAGGTAAGCTGAAAGCATTATACATTCCTAAGATGGCATACAGGCCTTCTGGTAAGGATGAACTACATGTTAGTTTCTTTCCCAGTGAAATGGAAAAAGAAGAAGATATATATACAGAGTTTGTATCTATAGATTATGTTTCTGAAGATCCTAAAAGAACATTGTATCTATTACCTTACAATCCGCACTGGAAATCAGAATATGAACTTATTACCTCAAATTCAGGGTTTCAAAGACATATGATACCGGTTAGTGAGTTGAAAGTTATTAATGATGTTACAGATAGAAATAAAGACAAGCTATCTACTGCAGGAATGATGGATAACGCTACTACAGCTAAAATGGTGGGCAAAGTTACTGATTTATTTAGTTTAAATAATCCAGATGAAACACCTTCTTCAGCACTTGTAGATAAACTAGAAGAAATAAATCAAACACTAATAACATTAACCAAAGTAATACTTAAATATAGATAACTAAACATGGCACAAAGTGTATTAATCATTGCAGACTCAGGAACTGGTAAGTCAACAGCAATTAGAAATTTAAATCCAGATGAAACGTTTATTATAAATATTGCAAATAAACCTTTACCATTCAAAGGATGGAAAAAAGACTATACTTTAATAAGTAAAGAAAACAAAAAAGGAAATTTAGCATCAGCTTCATCTGCCGCAGGTATTATGAAAGCTATTACTCATGTAGATCAAAACATGGGACATATTAAAACGCTAGTTGTAGATGACTGGCAATATATGAGTTCTTTTGAGTATTTTGATAGAGCTAATGAGAAAGGTTATGATAAGTTTACTCAGATTGCAGCAAATCTTGCTCAGGTAGCAAAGATGCCTAAAGATTTGAGAGATGATCTGACTGTTATTTTCTTAACTCACTCAGAAGACTCAACAGATATAAATGGAAACAGAAAGATTAAAGCTAAAACTATTGGCAAAATGATTGACAATACTTTAACTTTGGAAGGTCTTTTCTCCATAGTTCTTTTTGGAAAGGTAAATAAAAATGATGATGGTGAACTTGAATATGGTTTTGAAACTCAAAACAATGGAGAGAACACATGTAAATCACCTCAAGGTATGTTTGAAGATTTCTTCATTCCAAACAACCTGCAGTATGTAAAAGACTGCATAAAAAAATATGAAGAATAAAAATCAATAATTAATTAAAAAGAAAAAGTTATGTTAAGTACAAACGGAATGTCAGCTGGATCAGGCAAAGAAAAACCAGTAATTGAACCAGGTAATCAACTAGTAAAGATAAACTCAGTTACATTTGATCAAACACCATATGATGCAGATGCGTATAATATTACATTAAATGTAGAAAGTGAGCCTATGAATGCTGAGTTTCAAGGATTTCTACTAGATCAAAATAATCCTAATGGACCACGTTATGCTGGTCAAGTGGGAAGAGTAAGATTTAGTCCTTATGCATATAAAGATACAACTTTACCTAACGGTAATGAAATTAGCCGTGATACAGAAGTTATGAAGGCAATGATCTTTTTATCTGAAGTATTAGGTAAAAGAACTGAGCTAGATCAAATTAAATCAAATACTATTGAAGAGTTTATGGTAGCATGTAATGTACTATTTTCTAATTCAGAATTTGTTAATATGTGTTTAGGTTCACGTGAGTGGGAAAACAAAGATGGTTATGTAAATAATGATTTGTACCTACCTAAGTTAACTAAAGCTGGTGTACCTATTGAAGCAGTTGGTGTTGAACCAAGTAGACTTGTAATTTATAATTCAAATGATACTAATCATCTAAGGAGAGTAATTAAGAAAGTTTCACCAACCACAAATAATTTTGAACCTGCAAAAACAACAGGTGATGATTTTGATTTGTAATAGTATATATCAATAAAATTTAGAGGGGAGTTTAACGCTCCCCTTTTTGTTTTATAAAGAAAGCTTTATGTTTAACACTAAAAATTTAGTATTAGAAATAGATGATATACCTAGTTATTGGGTATTTCAATATTATTTAAATTTGTCAGAATCATTAACTGGTCAAGATGTTAAAATAATTTCTGTGTTTAATCCTTCTGAAAAGACAGCTAGCTTATGTGTTTATGTAGATTCTAATCTTCAGCAATATAAGTTTAAGTGTTTTTCTACAGGTAAAAATGGAAATAAGATTGATTTAATAAAGTATATGTTTGATCT